CCCCGTCTATTAAATACTCTGAATAAAAGTGCAAAGACTTCTGAGAAATATTATGGAGTTTTAATTGAAATTCCCTATAGCGTTTTTTAATGTTGGTATCCTGTTCTCTGTAACCAGTATCTAAAAACTGATAGTTTCTGAAGAAAATGTCCTCGTCTATTTCGGGGATTTCAGCAGGTTTAATAATAGTATTTTGGGGTACATATAAATCTTTAGGTATAGTCGGGTCAAACCTGAGAAATTGGACTCCAGTTAAAGTTTCTTGAATTACAGTATTATCGTGTTCATACTCCTGGTTTAAAGGAACAACTCCCATTAAAATTCCTTTTTTGGTAACATCTTCTGTAAAGGATTTTAATATTTCTTCACTTTCATAAATATATATTCTCCAATGTCTTCTAACAGAGTTGTATAACAATACAACATTCAAGTACTGCCCACTATCTGTTTCAAAAATATATACGTTATGAATATCCTCAAAATCCAGGAAATTATAGTAATGGATTAAAGTTAAGTTGTTTATGTAATCTTCTACCTCAACTGTATATTCTTGGATTTTTTCATTATAAACATCAGCAATTATTTGAAAAACTTCTTCTTTAAAATGGTCTAAAAAATAACTAATATTTCTAGATACGGGGGCCATTACCAAGTCTCCTGGCCTTTTGGTGCTGGGGACAATCATATAGTAATAGTTGCCTGACTTAAAGAAAATCATATTCTTTACGTCTTGGATTAAATGAACGTCCCACTCTTTTATATCTAAACCGTCTTGGATTTTTCTTTTAGTCCATCCCATACCTGAAGGATCAGGAGTTAAAAGATAAAGCTGAGTAGTGGTCAGCACCAATAATTCATCTAATATAGGGGCTGCGTGAATTATAGGTTCATCAAATATATCAGCATTTAAAGGATAGGGAAAATATCCAGGATTATTCATATCACTTATAAGTAAAAGAGTAGGATCTTCTTGAAAACCATATACTACCAGGCGATGATACCAATACATCATTCCCGTAGCTTTAGTCATATCATAGTTTTTAGGTTCAATATTTGCAGTAGTTCCATGCTTTTCCTGATCAAAACTAAAACCTACAGTTATTACTTTTTCAGGATAATCTTCTCCTACTTTAGTAGCTGTTACTCGAATTAAAGCTTCTCTTACAGGAAGGCTGAAAGTAGCGGAGGCTTCAGGAAGTCCGTCTAAATCCAAAGTTTCTTCTTTTTCTTCATTCCAACCTGTAGCAACAGGTTCCTTCCATTCCCATTTAAACTCATAAGATTCAGTAGTCTTCCCACCATAAACACATTTAAAGACTACCTCCTCATTGGTTTTAGGAGTCATTAACATCTCGTCATTATCATCATAAGGCAATATACCTTCTAATTGTATAGTCCCTGAAAACTCAAAGTTCTCAAAATGATAGGGTTGGTCTTCTAACATATTATAACCCCATAAAACTGCTTCTCTGGGAGTTATAACTTTAGGCTCCACATCTTCAAAATCAAAAAGTCCCTGGTCTTCATCGAACTTGGCCTGGACTAATTTTGATTCTTCTTCTGTATGTTTAAAACAAAAATATCTATTTCCAAAACCAAAAGTCCCTACATGCCTGTATATGCGAGAAGGTTCTTCTAAAGGAATATTATGTATTCTGGCATTGGTAGGTTTTGTAAAAGTGGTTTCGCCATTTAATTTTTTAGTCAGCATATTATTGGTTATAATACCTTCTTCAAAATTCTCGTATTCGTTGGCTTGTCCTGAAGGAAAGACCGTTCCTACATAAAGGTCTCCTTTATAAAGATTTGTTTCTTCTAAAGTTTCTTCAGAAGGCTCCCCCAATATTACTTTCCTATATACATTACGGTCAACTTCTCCGCAAAGTTTTCCATCTATTAGGATAGTATCTTCTGAAAAAACATAAGGTTCTACTCCTTCCAGCTCTTGTTCTGAAGGATACAGTCCTAACATCTCAGTTCTTAATCCAGAACGGGGTATTAATAACGTTCCCTGGTCTTCTATATCAAAATTGATTAAAGTCTTAAAAAACCCTTCTTGTAAAGGAGCATCGGTAAAAGACATACCTGATTCAAAAGTATCGTCAGTATGTAACTGCCTTCTTTGTCTTTCATAGCTTTTATAAAATTGAGTTCCTTGTCTATCAGGCCGATTTATTCTTACATTAACCATTTAATAAAACATCTGCCTGTAGTACGAAGGAACTCCATAAGTGGGATCTGAAGAAAGTCCTCCTGAAGAATCGGCCTGGTATTCTTCGGGAACTTTACTAATATAATCCCTTTCCATATAAAATAAATTTCTATCATATTCATGGGCATATTGGGGAGCAACATCCGCACCTTCTTCATCAACTATGAAAAAATAAAAAGCTGCCCCAGGAACTACTACCGACCTGATATACTTATCAGGAAAGAAGTTATAGTCGGGTTCTTGAGTATATTGTTCATAAAACTCACTAAAACTCGGATAAGTAGAATCTAGCCGAGCATTTATATCATCAATAGTAGCATCTAAGTGGTCTCTTAACTCCTCAAAAGTTAAAAGCTCCCCTGCTAACTTGTTATTAACTTTTCTTACTATTTCATTTAAGAGCATGTAATCACTCCCTCATATTTAAAAAGGGAAGGGGAATACGTCCCCTCCCCTCTGGAGTTTAAAAGAGTTTTAGTTCTCCTGGCGAATCTTCAACATTGGATGAAGCCTCGGCCATGCGTTTTTGTTTGGTTAGGATAGCATCTATCTTTAACCTTCGTGATGTTATCTCGTCGGCAAAAGTCTGAGGAACAAGCTGGTTGCTTCCATCTACTTTAAAGTAAATAGATACACCATTAATTGATACCTGCATAACATTGCCGAAATAAGGCCGATACATAGGAGATAGATACATAGGAATTTTTTCTTCGTCTTTATACTTTTGATAAAGTTTTTTCCTGCTCTTTTCCCCTTTGTTTAATTCCATATTCGCCTGGGCCATAGCCTGGTTTATACTTGGTTTTTGTGCTTGTGGTTGAACGGCTTCTTGAACTTCACTTTCTTCAAAACCGTAGTCATCTTTCTTTTTAGGTCTGGCCATTTTTATCCTCCTAACGGTTTATTTTACAGAGTATTAACTTGGCTGGGAACGCAGATATAATCTACGATAGCTTCCAAACGAGTTGAACCGAATCCGACGCTATTAATCTTAAAACCGATAGACTGTCGCTGGTCGATAGGATCGAGTGGCCCTGCGGAACCTTTAGGCTTGGTATAAACCTTTACCTGATCTTCTCCAGAAAGTCCTGTCCTGGTTAATGCGTCTTTACCTATAATGAGGATATGTTGGGCTTTAAATTCTACCCAATCATCTTCACCACTGGGGGACTTGGCGTTCCAGTCATCTATATTCCAAACCATTTGTTCAGGAATATAAGAAGCATCTTCACCAGTCCTGCTATCCTGGACATACCCGTCGTACTTACTTACTACATATTCACCACTATCGCCTTTTTCATCAATAGCAATGTCTTCAAACTGATAATCACCTGTTCCAGAATCGTACCTATACATCCTCTTATGAATCTTACCATCTTTTATGTATTCAGAGCTGGTAGGAACTACCATAGTCTCATAAAACTCCATCTCGAAAAGAGGAACTAACATAGAGTTGTCATACATAGTCTTAGTAGACATATTAAGGAACATATAAGAAGCAACTACAGGATCGGTAATCATATCGTAGTAAAACTCAGGAGAACCGATTACATGAAAACGACCATTTTTCCTGGGCTTAACTAAATTCTTTTTCATACTCAGAACAATCAGTCTGAGGTCGGTAAGACTGGGAATACTATCTTCATCGAGTCCTTCAAAGTCAGCAGCATCTCCCGCATACCATTTTTGAGCCACTGAGAACAGGGCTTCCCTTGCCAGCATATCCAGAGTTTCCATAGCTACCAAAGAGTATTCTCTGGTGTAATGAGCTACGATAGGATCGACTACCTTAAAGTCTACCTTATCGGAAAACTCCATAAACCTACCATACTGATAAGCATCAATTTCATATTTTTCAACCGAACCTTTATCGGACTTCGGAGGAACTCCTTCTACCAGAGGCACAGTGTGTGCTTCTAAGGGAGACCAACGCCTGATAGTAATTTTATCAGCCTTGTCCTGGATCGGAGTTGTATCTGCCAGCCTGTAATAAACATATTCATCAGCATCATAGCGGATGGTGTCTAAAAGCTGTTTAGAGTAGAATACTTCAGGATTTATAACATTCTTACCCGCCTTTTGGGTAAGTTCTATAGCAGTGTTAATATCAGCAGTAGAATTAAGCTTCAAAGACATAAGCTCCACTCTCCTTTAATGTGTATTTTCGTTCTTGCTTACTTTGCGGAACTTCCATGTTTGTTATACCATTGTTCCAAATCAGAAATTGAATCAACTTTATCTGGTTCGTTATCCTCTGATCCACCTTTATAGCTGTCTGGGGTAGTGCTGTGATTTGTCGCCTGGGCAGCACGTTCCGCTTCCTTTTTTGCTCCCCTGGCTTCTGCTTCTTTAAGTAACGTGTCATAATTACGTTCAATATAAGCAGTTTTTAAATCCATGTCCCTTTCAAAAGGATTTATCCCGTCGTTGGCAAGCTGGTCTGCAAACTGACTCAATCCTTTATCATCCAACCCAAATTCTTCCTTCACCCGTTGAAACCCTAAATAAGCGTTTCTACGCCTTTCTTCTTGAGCATACTGTTGATCCCTTTCTTCAAGTTGTCTTAATCTACTTAATAGTTGAGGATCTACATTCTGCTGTTTTGCCTGAGCTTCAGTTACTTTTTCTTTGAGGGTTTCAGCAAGCTTGTCAGGATCATCTACACCCTGGACACCAAGAACTTCTGCCATACCTTGCATAAGCTGTTCATATTTTTTGTTTTGAACACGCATAGAAGCAAAAGCTTGAGCCGTCTTATCAGGTGTTTGTTGTTGTTGTTGTTGTTGCTGTTGCTGTTGTTCTTGTTCTTGAGAGTCTTGTTGTTCTTGGGAATCTTGTTGTTCTGCTTGTTGGGGTTCTTCAGAGGATTGTTGTTGTTGGTCTTCAGGTGGTGCGGGGTCTCCACCACTTTCTTCTCCGCTTTGTTCGGAGGATTCTTGCTCTTGTTCCTGTTCTTCTTCTTGTTGTTGCTCTACTCCAAAAGCACTAAGAACATCCTCCATCGTAGGGGTGTTTTCTTCTTCCATCTGCCGAGATCACTCCTTTTGTGTATTTGGCGAGAATACACGGAGTCCGCAAAGCTAATACACACAATTAAAGGCTGTGGAACCTGTCTTTGCGTATATTATTATTATGCTTATTATAACATAAATTACCTAATTTGTCAAGTGTTTACATAGGAGGAGGTTCTTCTTCAGGAGGCATCATACCTCCACCACCTCCACCACCCATTAATGGCCCTTCAGGGGCTGCTGCTGGGATTGGTTGTTCTGGTGGCCCTTGTCCTTTTCTCTTTTTCTCTAAAGAATTAGCTGTTGCTAACATAGCGTCATCAGGATTTACACCTCTTTCCATAAGATCCGAGTATTCAAACAGTACCTGAGAAACTTCTTCAATAGCATTGGTTTCTCTCTGGATACCCATACGTTCTAACATATACTCTTTATTAGGTAAGTCCTGGAACATAAGCCATTCTTCAGGTGTAATAAGTTCAACTTCTTCTCCTTGTTCTTTATATTGCATTTGTTTTTCCATAAGCAGGTTAGCCATCTCTGCCATACGCTGCTTATTCTTAGGAAGTTCTGAAGAAATATTTATTTGATAATGGAATAAAGTATCGTTATCAATATCTGGAAAATCTACTTCTACAGACTCCCATTTGACTTGATCAGGCTTTCTGAAGAAATATTTTCTCTTGGGCGAATATTGGATCATATTGGCCAGGATTAAATGGGTTAACCTTTTAGCATAACTTTCATAAGTCATTATCTTAGGAGTATCAATTAATGTTACCCTGTTTAACATTTCTTCGGTTCCACCAGTAGTAATAATAGAACCTGTATCCCTTCCTGTATACCTATCATCAACTCCAGATACCATCTGAACTCCACCAGCCAGACTGTCTTTTAAAGCTGGCATATTTTTAGATGTTTCTGGGAACTGATGGTAATGAACTGCTTTAGTAGCGTCTCCATTGACTACAAAAGTTTTATCAGCTTCATCTCCATGCTTGGAAAAAGATTTGATATTAAGCCCTGAGTTAGAACTAATAAACTTGGGCGGTCTTTGGTTTTTGTATTCGGCAGTTAAAGCAATAGAATCCATAAGGTTGTAAGCTACATTATTAGCAAAAATCTTAGCACACTCGCTAACCCCTACTAGGCTTCCTGCAGGTTCGTTACAATACAGTTCTGCAAAAGGAAATATACTGGGTTTAATATCTTTCTTTTTATAAAGGATATGTTCTCCATTAATGGTATGAACTTCATGTATCTTTTTACCATCACGAATCCAAAAAATAAGCAAGGTGTCATAATCTTTATCCTGGCCAGTAGGCTTTCGTTCTGTAGCTGGAAGTTCTGGAATATCTTCAGCAGCTCTGAACTCCTGTTTTTCTTTATACTTTTTATATTCGTCTTTATACTTCGGGTTCTGAATAAAGATATTCTTATGGTAGATTTCATAGGTCATACAATAGTTGGCAGTGTCTAAACTGGTAGCAAAAGGGTCTCTCATAAACTTAATAGGGTCAATATTTTTAACAGTTACATTACCCTTATAGAAAGAATGTTGAGAACCACCCGTTAGGGTTTCGTCCCATCCTACCTGAGTAATCCCCATATTTAAGAGGGCTGCCCTCTCTCCTGCCTGAAACTGATAATATCCTATTTGACTCAGTTCCCAAATTCTGTCTAAAGCAACATTTAAGTTTACTGTCAAATCTTTATCTTCTTCTGAAGTAGGTTGAATTTCCGCACCTTTAGTAACCGTATATATAGAAGCTAACTGATTTGTTTTAATGTAGCTGATAAAATTAGTATCGGGAAGAATTTGGTAAGGCGGGAACTTAGCGTTTAAAGCTTTCCATAACTCTCCTCTATCTGTCGAGTCCAACAGCTTCATACGTTTATGTTCTTTAGTATAGTGCGACTTACAAAGCTGATATTTCTCATAAAGATCTTTAACGTCTATATCATCGTTTTCTGTCATTTCTAATTTATTTTCTTCCTCTTCTTCTTTTTTCTTCTTCTTATCTGTCATTCATGTCCACCCCCATAGCCTCCTGGATTGCGGTTGTTATTTCGTCTAATACAACAGTTTGATCGTCGTCGGTTTTAACTTCTTCTTCTTCGGTTTCTTCTTGGGCAGGTGCGGGAGGTTGTTCATACCTATAATTTATATTAATTACCACTCCCTTACCTGATACGATAATAAACAATAGGGAAAAAAATACTAAAATGCTTAAAATTACTATTGCAGTTTCCATTTGCTTCCTCCTTCCTAATAAAAATAATCAATCATTTCAAACGGACTGTCGTCTAACTGCTGTGGAGCGTCATCTTCAGTATCTGATAACACGTGCATAGCATAATTCCATTCATCAGACTGGTTAGGTTGTTGCTGTAGAAGATTATCTCCCTTTTTATTGTAAATTCCATGCACTAAGTTCCTGGGATCGGCTGGAAGCTCCATTACTATCCATTCTAAAGGGTTAATGGCATGGTTATTCTTATCTTCAGGCTTATTATCCCAGGTTGTAGAGTCCATAGACTGGGATTTAAACTTATAATCCCTTAATTCCTGAATAAGACCCCTACAACAGTCCATAATTCGGATTTTTCCGCTTTCAAAGTAGGTGTTTAAACGATATATACGGGCATCGAGGCTGGAATGGCCTGGTTGGAAGTAAATTCCGTAGTCCATGAAGTGGTCTGCCAAGGATTTTTTGTCATAATCCCGTTTAGGGCCACTTTTTGGGTCAATTAAAGGAGAAGTAATCCACCCTCCTACAGCTATATCCTCGCTTCCTTCCTTAAAAATCTTGGCTAAAGTCTCTACATTTCGGTCATTCACCCTTTCTTCTTTATAAATTACTAACAAATTATGTCTTTCATCTACTGCTCCCCAGAGAAATACCGCATCATCGGATAATCCGTAGTCAAAAGCACATATTCTTTTCCATTGTCTGGGGACTTCAAAAGAAGGAACCACCCATCGTAGAGCTGAAGGATAAACCAAGCCTTCCGCATATAAAAAACTGGAGAAAACAAAACGATTTACCCACCAGGTAGGTTTGTTTTTACACAGTTCATTAATAAAAGAATCAGGTAAAAACTCATTTGCTGAAGTAGCAGTTACATGGGCTGAAATAGCAGGGTCTTGTTCGTCTTCTAAAATAGCATAATCATCATCAATCTGGCCGTGTTTTTGAATATCATCAGCTTTAAGTAATACATCGTTTCTAATCCAGCCAGCATCAGGGTTGGACTCTACTATACCTTTACGCCAATCAGCTTTAATAAGAGGAATTCCTACACCAGTTTTAGTCTCCTTGTATTTAATGTTGCCTTCTGTATCCCTTTCAGGAACAGTAGCAGCAGTATTACGAAGTCTTGATTTAAGCTGAGTATGAGCTTCAAACTTTACTTCAGAAGCTTCTACCATTACAAACATTGAAAGATTATAACTTCGTAGTTTATTAGCATCATCAAAGGGCCTGAACATTAAACGATGACCGTTTTTTAAATCAATATATTGTTTTTGGGCACTGTGCCCTTCGATAAAGGCAGCAGGAAGATCGGCTTCAATATCTCTTTTGATAGTTTGTTCATACTGGGACTGGACATTGGCCCCCACTAAACTGTTACCCTTCGGAGTAAGAAGCATATGTTTATATAGTTCTTCCCGTGAAGTAAGGGTTTTGCCTGATCCATAGCCTCCGAAGTTTCCTATATAACGATGGGGGTCAGTATGAACAGCTTCCTGGTGCTGCTGAGGAATATATGTATTTATAAAAGTATTACACCTCTCGCACTCCAGCCAAAACTCAGAGTCTCCACCATGAAAGGCTTTAGTTGTTTTAGTAGGTGAACTACATCTGGGACACTTACTGAAATCTCTCATTGTTTATTGCTCCTTATTACAGTCGTGGCAAACCACTATAGCTTGTTCTGGGATAAACTGACCATTAACAATAGTAGGTTTAGAGGTATCTAAATAAAACCCGCATCCTTCTAATAGGGTATGTCCACATACATCACATTCTAGTAAACCTAAAGTTTCTACTAACCACATCTATATCACCGTCTTTATATT